GCACTATCTTTAACAACGTAGATGTTGCTGTAATAGTTTAACTTACGCTTTTGCTTGCGTGCTTGATCTCTTTGTGGAGATCCCTCTGCTCCTGCGTTCCATAGTTCTCTGTTGAGATCAGAGACAGGATCCTTTTTACCTAAAGTTGTCAAGGAGTTTTCGATATACCATCCACCAGGACCTTGGAAGGCATGACTCCAAACTTGTGCCCATGGAAGGTCTTCTCCATCGGGTGCAGGAAGGAATCTGATTACAGCGTAACCGTTTCCTGCTTTGTCCACCTCTGGTTTCCAGAGACGCTCATCAGGACCTGCTTTTGTTTCGGTCTTGTTGAGATTTTCTGCTTTTGAAAGTAAGTCTTGAAAGTTAGACTTCTTGAGTGAAGCAAATGACATGTGTATTCTCCGTATTGGTCGTATTGAACATATTACTGCCGAAGCAGCATTACTATTTATTGTAGCAGAAAAGAAATGATTTGACAAGTTGTTCTGCTCTCTCCTCTCCGAAGATACCCTTAAGATACCCACCGACAGGATCCAATCTTGTCATGTATGTGTCAAAGTCAGCATATGCTGAGGTGTCTTCACCATCAGGTTCTACTGCGTCTACCATCCTAAAATATGCTTGCATATATTGTGCAAACTCTCCGACGTATTGATCTACCTCATCCATCTTACACTTACGCACAAAAATATTCTCTGAGAAATGGTTGCCCTTCTCAAAGAATCTATAGTCCTCTGTTGCTACTGGTAAGTCTGGATGTTTAAACAGATAGTTTTCTGTGGGATGTTGGAAGTCAAATACTATAATAACCTTTTTGTCGCTAAATCCCATAAGATCCATGCCAAAACAGGGAAGATTACAACCTGTTTTAGGATAGAGGATGTTGTTGTATATGCAAGAGTTTTCATTGTATATCTCTACCTCTCGTGCCTTCAAAAAATATTTATGACGATAGATCTTCGCTGTAAGGGTTGTGTTACGTTTTCCTTCCCATTTCATATCGAGAGGATCTTCTTCAAGTAAGAAGGTGTTAAACAATACCTTCTTATAATTTTGCCATAGGTTATTCATAGACACTCAAATCACAATCTACCATTATCTCCCCATCGTATTCTTCTTCTTTAGGGTGACCTATCTTATCTAGGATAGAAACTGGTATCTTCTTTTTAGTTATGTCGTAAGGGATAGGTGCACTCGATACACATACACGAATGCATTCCATCTCTTCTTCAGTAAACTGTGGATATAGTTTCATTTTTTAAATACTCCTATCTTAGTCATAACATATAGAGTTAAAACTGTCCAGAAAATTATTTCTAGTGCGTGATTAGTCATCATGATCATCCCAAGGATCTGCTAGTCCTTTGTTATTAAAGAAAGCTTTGTAAACACCGAACCCTGCTAATAATATCACAATCACGATAAAAGATATAGCGAATGTAACATTTGGATCAGCGTTGTAATGTGGAATGATGGCATTGCACTTAGTCCATGTGCCAGGCAACGTGTATACAGGTGGACAGGATGCAATAAAATCTCTCATTGCGATCATTTCTCCAACTCCAATCATTCTTCAGACCTCCATTGTTTGCGTAATTTTTGATAAGTTTCGTCGTATGCTGCTTTGTCTCTTATTTTTTTGAAAACAGTTGCAGCACGCGACTTTTCACAGTGTAGTGCGGTTGGCGACTGCGGTGATATGGAACCATCTCTAGCGTATTTCTTTCCACTAGGATGATTTGCATACCTACGGGAGCGAGTAAATCCCATTTCAAGAAACTTCCTTGCCATATCCATTCCAATGAAATCCCGTTGCTTCTTATAGTCACAAAACATGGAGTATATCTTAGAAGCAGATTTGCGAGCGACATCTTCATTTACAAATCTCCAATGAGAGCATATATCGTTAGTATAAGGGCGAACCAGTAAGACTCCTTGTTCTCCCCTTCCAATACGATAAAGTTTGCGATTTTCTTCAACTGTAAAGTCGATTGTTTTATAATCGAGTCCATAGTCAAACTCCTTCATTCTTTTTCAACTCCTTCATATACTCCTCTCTACCATCTTTGGTAAAGACTTTCTTTTCATAATCAAAATGAGGATGTGGTTCAGCAGAAACTACTGGATCTTTAGATCTATTCTTAATGACAATAAATCTATCAGCAGCAAACGTTCCTGCTAACTGAACCTCGATCTCATCAGTGTCCTTCCAGTTGACAGTGCCATCCTTCTTGGTGTGGAGCATTGCCTTTTGGATCTCGTCAATTAGTTTTTGAGTGAGTTTCACTTATATTTTAGTAGATGAACACATTATAGCACAAGATTCTTAACATTGCGACCCTTTTGTCACGGACTCGCTATAATTAGTATAAACGTATACTTACTATGAACGGACGATTGAATAAGGTACAGATGTTAGCAAAGGTTATGCGTATGAAAGATGGTTTGCATCAGCACCAGTGGTATCCTCATTGGGATGATAACGAAAGAGCAGCTGCACAAATGATCTTGAACAATGTATTGGATGTCCTAGACGAATACTGGGAGTGATCCTCCCTCATGTTCTAATAATTTTCTAATCATATTCATCTTATCCTTATACATCTGCACATAAGGTTCTTGGAAGTAAGGTATATATGGTTTACCTGTAACACTATGTTGTAGAAAAGTATAATCAAATGCATAACGTAGACATAAACGATCTGTAGTATCACCTAATCTTCTATGCTGCACTATGCTGTTGTCAAATATCAATAGGTCATCATCATTTTCCCACCAGTAGTCATATGTGTATTGTTCTAATCCTTTCTTTATTTCTTTTAATACTTTTTCTGCTTCTGAGTTAGACATACCTTTGATGCCTGTAACAGTATTGAAACTATAATGCAACCCTTTGATTCCTGCAGGACTCTGTATGACAAGGGGTATTTCTGTATCTGGGTCAGGACACATATTCTTATACATCAGGTTATCCTGTGAATCATTAAGACCAGGATTAATTTTGCCAGGCACAAAGTTATGGATGAGAACCATCTCATCTAACTCACTACGAAAACTATCACTTACATTGTTATAGTATGGTGCAGTTACCATAAAACCTGTAGCACTTTGCGTCATACTTTCTACACCTAACAATGCAACGCCAGGTGTAAATGCTAGATCACCACTCTCATTACTATGCCATAACAACTCACCATCGGCAAACATGCCTATGGGTTTACCATTGACTCTTTTACCACTAACTCTTATCATTCCAGTGTGTGAATGCCCACCTATAGCACCGCCACCAACACGGAAATATTCTTTGATATAATCTCTATCTTCTTTTGTTAATTCTGGACTCGCTATGAGTCTTTTAATATCACCTTGTGCAGATGGATATTTTGCAAATATAGTTGACGCAAAGTTGATTCTATCTTTACCCCACTTTTTCATCACCTGTAGGTAAGATGGTTTCTTGAGACCAGACTTCCTGATGATCATAACAAGTTTGTTCATGTGTAACTTGCCGAGATCCATCCAATCTCTTCTTGATAAGTTTTTAAATTCTAAATTATCAACAAAGACACCATAACCTTCTAGGTTAGGTATGTCACTAATGCGGATCATAGTATCTGATTAGTGCTCCTGCTGCTGCAATTAGAATGACGATAATAATTAGTGCTGTCATTAATCCTTTGGTAATTGGTCAATCATTTTATATACATTATCTTTCAGTGTATTGTAGAACTGAGGTCCTACCTCGTCTGGTGGCATACCTAACATACTTGCTGCATTTTTTACTTGCTTTACAAGCTTCTTTGCTTCGGGATCCTCAGACAACGTAACACGCATATACATGGTCTGTTGTAAATCAATCAATCGAAGCATTTTATTCAACTGTTCTCTTTTCTGCTCCACATTCAACATCAGACCCATACGGTTGATGTCCATGTAAAGTTCTTGCATTTGTGTTAGTTCTTTTTGAACTACTTCTGATTGAAAAAAGTTACTCATTCTGCAGTAGATGGTGCGGGTTTACTTCCAATTCCAGACTGTTCCCAGTGTTCTGAGACAGGTCCTAACTCAAACTCACGATTAACATTAATCATTTGTTTTTCTAGTTTAGCAATTCTTGCTTCTAGTGCTTCAAGTTTATCAGACATATTGTTGTTTGATGATACTCTTATATTTACCTTTATCTATATGAATAAAGGGTTCGTATTTCACCACCCGATTACGGATGGGTTTCCATACGATTTCTTCTTTGATAATCTTGTCAAAGTTGTCAACATAGTTGAAGATTTTATTGAAGATTGCCAAAGTCTCTATGCTTATCTTACCACCTAGATGTGCTTTTAGCAAGGGTGGGTGCATACCATCTAGTATAAACAATTTATCAAACAAGTGCGAGATGTCATGTAGGGTCATCACATCCTCTTTGAAATTATATGCAAGTGATTGCTTCCTCTTGATATATTCTTTATAGTTATTTGCACCTTCTCTTACCAATGTAGCAGGATAGACCTTATCTTCCACGATCATATTAGCTACAAAAAATTCGCGTAACTCGTCCTCCTTGAAAGTCCTCGAAAGTTTCACAAAAAAGAATTTATCTCTTCGACTATCAAATGACTGCTGAGATGCTCTAGCAGCGTTACCATATTTGAAGTAGTCAAAAGTGTCTGTAGTGAAGTGAAGTTTCAAGGAGAGATACATCTTATATACCTCTATACCACTCACAGTTTCAAGAATGCCTTAGATGTTCTTTTCATGTAATTTAATCTTTGTGCGT